AACCGACTTTTCAGTGTTGTCACCGGCAAGCACCAGGTCAGCCGCAACCCAGCGGACAAAATATCCTGCATCCAGGCTGCACTGTGTAGCCTCGGTAACATCTTCATCGCCAACAGCGGATCCGTTGTAATAAAGTTTGGTAATAGGAGAAATCCCCACGCCCAAACCGATTCCAAGCCACTTGTGAACGCCCCAGCCATTGCCGCCGTCAAAATCCTTAAGGTTCTTCACCTTATCGGACAATGTGATCGTGATCTCGTGGGTATCGTTATCCACCGCAACACTGGAAATCTTCCCGGTGTTATACTGGCGATCCGCATGGCCGGAAACGCTGTCCGTCACAGCCGCATACTGCATGGTGAAAGCATCGCCCACCATAAGCCCGGCATTCTTCAGATTCGTAATCAGCGTGTTCAAAGTTGTGCGGACTTTCGCAGCCGAATCACTGGTTACGTCAGCTGTACTCATATTCGGAAGCAGGCCGTTGTCATATACGATCTTTCCTCCGATATGGGTGACCTCGCCGCCCTGCTCCGTATAATTCTTTGCGTTATAATCGCTCATATCAAACCTCCAAATTCCGTGGAGTCGCAAAATGCGACATCACCATAATCAGGGGAAGGGATGAACAAACCGTTCACCCCTTCCCCATATATCCTTACGCCTTCATCTTAAGGAGCTGGATACCCTCGGTAAGAATTACCTTGCCGTCAACACGCTCGGTTGCGACATAGCCGATCTGACCGTTGGTAGCATAAAGCTCATTGAGTCTCTGAACCGTTCTTCCTGCCCTGTCGCCGATCCAGTAATTCTTGAAATCGCCGAAAGCGATAGCGTATGCGCCGCTTGCCATTTCAGGCGCGTAAGGACTGGTGTAAAGGTCGTAACCCAGAAGCTTGTCCGGCTCCCCTGCGGTCAACGAAGGCTGCCACATATAAACGCCGTTGCCATCCTTAAGCTTCCTGATAGCGGAAACAGTAGAATCATTCATAAGAAACTTTGCGTTTCTGCGGTAAGGGCTCTTAAGCGCGTACACCAGGCTGATAAGTTCATCAGCGGTAACAGCATTGGCTGCCGCTGCGGTAACGCCCACCTGTCCGCCGTTGGCGGTAAAGATACCCGTAGGCTGTCCGGAACCGGTACCCACACAGAAAGCCTCTTCCTCAGCGATACCGAAAGCCCTGGCAAATTCAGCCCTGATATACGCTTCGATATCAAAGGCGGAATCCTGCAGAAGCTCGATGGAAACCCTGCAAAGGTCTGTAAGCTTGAAAGCGTCGATCTGCTTCTGTCCGAAAGTAGGATTGCTCTCGGTATAAGCGGCGTTCTCAGCTGTCCACTGAGCTGTGGAATGCCCGGTTGCTACAGGAATCTTACGCTCATGCTGAGTGGTGATGATCTTCGCAAGCTTACGGACAACGTTCTCTTCCTGAAGATCCATCACGATCTGACGCTCGAACTCTTCAGGCACAAGATAGCCGCCGTCAGCATCCACGCCCTCGGAAAGAACATTGTGAATGAGCTGCTTACCACGGAGATGTCTGCCGAAATCCTCGGTATAGGCATCGGAAGCGCGGCCCTTTTTCTCCGGCATAGCCTGCTTGTCAGGTCTTGCGGTAAGGGTGTCGCTGACCGCCTTGTTGAGCTCAGCTTCATGAGCATCGCGTCTTTCCATGCGATGGATCTCATTGGTAAGCTGGTCAAGCTCTCCCTCCATCTTGTTGTAGGTAGCGTCATCCTCAGCGGAAAGAACGCCCATGTCGTTTCTGTGCGTTTCAAGGAATCCTTCCATGGAATTCCACAGCTTCGCTCTTTTTTCTCTCATTTCTACGATAGTCATAATTGAAATCCTCCTTAAAGTAATTTCTGATACAGAGCCGCTTTCAGGTCATCCACCCTGCGACCCATAGTTACGTTTTCAGTTCTTTTATCTGTCACGCCAGCTGTCTCAGCCGGTGATTTCAGATTCATCTTCGCGGTCAGCTTATTCACAAGCGCGTTCTCCACAGCGCTCTGTGAAAACTCAAAAGCCGCCACCGCCGAGATCAGCTTCTCATCTTCGAGAATCGAATCCGCGAATCCAAGCTCCACAGCCTTCTTCGCGTTCATCCATGTGGTTTCATCCATCATCTTTGAAAGCTGCTTTCTCGGAAGTGAAGTCTTGATCTCATAGGCGTTGATGATGCTTTCCTTTACTTCAGAGAGCATATCGATTGCCTTTTCCATGTCCGCATGATCTCCAAAAGCGATAGTCGCAGGATTATGAATCATCATCATTGCCGTAGGTGCCATAAGCACATTCGTACCGGCCATAGCGATGACGGATGCCGCAGATGCCGCGATACCGTCAATTTTGACGGTCACATCACCCTTGTAGTCCATCAGCATGGTGTATATCTGGCTTGCCGCGATGCAATCCCCTCCGGGTGAATTGATCCAGATGGTTACCGGACCCGACCCTGCAAACAGTTCGTCTCTGAACATCTGAGGCGTTATATCATCGTCAAACCACGACTCTTCAGCGATAGTGCCGTAGAGCTCCAAAACGCGCTCAACGGTTTCTTCGCCTGAGTCCTGATTCCGGATCCTGTGTCCCGTCCATTTCCAGAACTTCTTCATCGGTTTTATCCTCCTCTCCCGTAGTACCGTTTGCCCTGTACGCTGCGCCCGCGTCGATCAGCGGAACCATATTTCCGTTTACCAGATAAAGGTCTCCGCCTGCCTCTGCAGGAATGCGGTCAAGGTTTTCCAGTTCCCTTATGTCGTTTGCGCTCATCCAGCCGTTCTGCCTTCCGATTGCGTATCCGTCCATCCGGGATTTGTAATCGCCTCGAAGCAAACCGTCCACGTTGAATTTTATGAAGTATTGCTTTTTCTCATCCTTTGTAAGCAGTGAACGCACCATCGCCTGTTCCCATCTGGATACCCAGGGATCAAGCGTGTACTTCACGAACTCCAAGGACTGCTGCTCAATATTGTTAAAGCTCGACTTTTCCAGGTCTCCGATCATATGCGGTGGAACTCGGAAGATCCTCGCGATCTCATCGATCTGGAATTTCCTTGTTTCAAGGAACTGCGCCTCATTCGGCGATATGGAGATAGGCGTATATTTCATGCCTTCCTCTAAAACTGCCACCTTGTTGGCGTTAGAGCTGCCACCGAAGGTACTCACCCAGGAATCACGAACCTTTGCCGGATCCTTAAGTATCCCCGGATGCTCCAAAACGCCTGAAGGAGCCGCGCCGTTCGCGAAAAACTTGCTGCCGTATTCCTCTGTGGCAATCGCAAGCCCGATGGCGTTTTTCGCCATAGCGATAGGCGAATATCCAACCAGACCGTCAAACCCCAGCCCCGGAATATGCAGCACGTCATAAGGCGATAATCTCACCGTCATATCCCTTGTGTTAGTAGTCCTGGCATCGTCAGAGCTTCTGGTATATTCGTAGTAAAGCCGCCCCTTTTCATCCCGATCCACGTTCATGCGGTCAGGCATTAGCGGATAAAGTCCTACGATTTCACCCTTGCCATTCCGTATGATCTGAGCGTAGGCGTTACCCCACAAAAGAAGATGAGTCATAAGAGTTTCCCTGAAAATGAAGGAAGTCATCTCAGAATTCGGCTCATCATGGAGTAAAAAATACAGCGGATGTTCCGCTGCACGTTCCTTACCGCCTGTATCGGTATACTTATAGAGTTGAAGCGGCAGGCTCGCTATCGCTTCGGATAAAATCCTCACGCAGCTGTATACCGCCGTCATCTGCATCGAAGTACGCTCATTCACATACTTGCCGCTTGTGGAGCTTCCAAGAAAAAAGCTGTACGAACTACCGGCTGTCCTGTTCTCGGGCTTATCCCTCGACCTGAATAATCCGCTTAGTACGCCCATAACATCACACTCCTGTTCCCTGGTTGATCCCTTCCCGGATCACCAGCATTCCTAAATTCATCAAAAGTATCATTGGTTTTATTCCTCATACGGTAAAAACCTCGCATTCTATACCGGCTTTCCGCGCTTTTTTCAGGCAATCGCCGGTACCTTTGCTCTTTCCATCCCAGAAAAACAAGGCTTTACAGTCCTTTCCGGCAATGTATTTCACCATTTCAGAGTTGCGTATCGGACCGGCAGCCCTGCCGTTGACATCCCATAACGCTGGAAATTCCCTGTATTTGAGTCCTTTTTCCAGCGCATAACGTCTTGCCAGGGCATCCGTACCCTTCGCGCCGCCCTCAACAATCTCTATTTCACCCGGAATATCCCTCAGGCTTTCATCCACAACACGGCAAAAGCGTTCATAATCTGTAAAATCACGCTTTCCCGATATCAAAACATAAAACATATCGCACCTCGCCTACCGTTTCGGTACCTCAGGTCAGAAAACCAGAAGGCCACGGCTGTCATAAACAGAAGCCGATGTATCATTGCCACACCGTATCGCCCTGTCCAGACCCATGATCGTAGCAACCGCGCCATCAATCTTTTCGGTGGACTTTTCCTTATCCGCTTTGATATTGCCAGCGGGATCCTGACGGATAAAAATGTTATCCATCATCCACCTTAAGACCGGATGTCCGCCGTGGGCGATTTTCTGTTCCAGTGTCAGCTTCATAAGCTCTTTGGTCGGCGGGCTCATATCCTTAAAGCCCTGTCCAAACGGAACCACCGTAAAGCCCATGCCTTCAAGGTTTTGCACCATCTGAACGGCTCCCCACCGGTCAAAAGCAATCTCCCTGATATTAAAGCGTTCGCCCAGACTCTCAATGAATTTCTCAATGTAGCCATAGTGAACAACATTGCCTTCCGTAGTCTGGATAAATCCCTGCCGCTCCCATACATCATAAGGAACATGATCACGCCTCACCCTTAAGTCCAGCGTTTCCTCCGGCACCCAGAAGTACGGCAACACCACATATTTATCCTCTTCATCAAGCGGCGGGAATACCAGAACAAAAGCCGTGATATCCGTTGTACTGGATAAGTCAAGACCTCCGTAGCAGACACGCCCTTCAAGGTCATCCTCGTTTATCGGAAAAGCACACGCATCCCATTTCTCCATCGGCATCCAGCGCACCGACTGTTTCACCCATTGGTTCAGCCTCAGTTGCCGGAAGGCGTTTTCTTCACCCGGATTCTGTCTTGCGGAATCGCAGGCCGCCTTCACCTTATCAATCCCGACCGTAATCCCCAGAGAAGGATTCGCCTT